CGTAGCCAACGAGGACGTGGTGAGCGGCTGGATTTGGTGGAGCAGTTTGGACACGGACACCTGCATGGCTTGCGCGGTTGAGCATGGCACGATTCATTCGAATGACGAATCTATGGATAGCCATTACAACTGCCGATGCACTTCTCTCCCTGTGGTGATCGGGTACAACGATCAAGTGCAAACAGGCACGGACTGGTTTAGCAATCTAAGCGAATCAGAACAGCGAAACATGATGGGCAGTTCTGCTTACGAGGCTTGGAAAGAAGGCAAGTTTGACTTGTCTGATATGGTAACACGGCGGCATGATGACGTGTACGGCGAGATGCTGGCACGAACGCCGCTTCAAGATTTAATTCAAAATTAGTTGGAGGAATGAAATGACTACTAACGAAGACCCTAAAAGCGAGACGCTTGATGTTGAGGTGCAGGACACCCCAACAGCGGTTGACGACCAAAAGCCTGAAGAATTTGACGAGGCGCGCGCTATGGAATTGATCCGCAAGCAGCGCGAAGAACTCAAACAGGCGAAGAAAGCGGCGGCTGAATTGGAACGCTATCGCAAGTTGGAAGAGGAACGCAAGCAGGCGGAAATGACAGAGTCAGAACGCTTGAAGGCGGAGCTTGACAAGGCGCGTAACGAACTAAAAGCCAAGACCGTGCGCACTATGCAGATCGAGGTGGCAGCGAAAGTAGGAATACCGGCTGCGTTGTCCGACCGCTTGAAGGGTGAGACGCCCGAAGAGATGGAGGAAGACGCGAAGGCGATCCTCGAAATGCTGCCCAAACAAAAAGCCGCACCAAACACGGGCGCGACCAATCCAGGTGAGAAGGCGGGCGCCAACGAGACGTGGGCGCAACGCAAACAGCGATTGGAAGGCGCACCGCCCAATATTTGGGCTGGAGGCGGAGTGAATTGGATGGAAAAACCACCCGAAGGAAGGTAATAAATGGCAAACGAATCTACTTATGCTGGCATCGCCGGCTTAGTTGCAAATGTATATGATCTTGCGCTCATGGTCGCGCAAGAAGGGAACGCAATTGCTCCCTTTGTCACCAATTTCAGTTCGACTGGATCAGCACCGCGTGTGTTCGGAACATACAGCGGAGGCACTTTTGCCGCAGTTGATGAAGCGACCGACATGAGCCAACAGGCTTTTAACGCAGCTCCATCTGGCACTATCACGCCGGCCACTTATGGCTCGCAGATTTTGCTCACAACTCGTCGAATCAACAGCGACCCTGCTAACGCGCAAGCCGAAGCCGGTCGTTATTTGGGCGAGACCGCAGCCGCGCATATTGACACCAATCTCGCCGGTCTGTTTACCAGCTTCACCGGCGGCACTGTCGGCACTGCTGGCGGCACACTGACTTGGGCGAACGTTTTGCGCGCTCAGGCGTATCTGCGCACTAACAAGGTTTTTGGTCGTTACGCGGTCGTTTTGCATCCAGTACAGTGGTACTACCTGACTTCCGCTTCAAGCGGTGTGCCAACTTTCATTGACAATCCGAACTTGAAGGAGTCAGTGATCGGCGGATTCTACCAGGCTTCGTTCAGCAACATGGACTTCCTGGTTGACGCCAATATTGCAAGCGGCACCGCTGCTGTGGCTGGCATGTTCGCAAAGCCGGCAATCGCGCTGGATATGCGCCAGTCGTTCACCATCAACCCGCAATGGAATGCCAGTTACTCTGGCTCCGGCGCGTGGGAACTAAACGCCAGCATGGAATACGGCTTCGGCGTTTATCGCCCAACCTACGGCGTCAAGTTGATTGGGACTTCGGTTTAACGACCGATGATTATGGGCAGGGATAGGGCGTATACCCCGAAAACGGCACGCTCCACCGCTTCCCTGCCCTATCGGAGCAACAAGCTGGAGGCTTGAGACAATATGAGACTTAATTGGTTTAGCAACTCACCCGCAGCTACTACCGGTTACGGCGTGCAAACGAAGCTGTTTGTGCCAAGACTGGCGAAGTTGCTTGACGGCGGCATATCTGTGACGGCATTCTTTGGCGTGCAGAGCGGTGTGCTGAATATCAACGGAATCAAGGTGTATCCGAACTTCAAACACCCTTACGGGCAAGACGTGATTGGCGCTCATGCAACCTGGGATCAGGCTGATGCGGTTGTGACTTTGGTGGATGCGTGGGTGATTGAGAATCAGAACATTGACGTGCCCTGGTTCCCCTGGTTCCCGATTGACCATGAGCCGATGCCGGCAAACGTGTTGGCAAAGGTAAGGCAGGCGGCGAAGCCGATTGTGATGAGCAAGTTTGGCAAGCGCATGGCAGAGCAGGTTGGGCTGGACGTTTGGTACGTTCCGCACGGCGTGGACACTTCAATCTTCAAGCCATTGGACAGGATTGAGGCGCGCGAACACCTGAAGTGGCCGCAGGATAAGTTCATTGTCGGCATGGTTGCGGCTAACAAGGATAACCCTTCGCGTAAGGCGTTTCACGAACAAATTGCCGGCTTTGCAGCATTACACGCGGCTCACCCTGACACGGTGCTCTACTTGCACACAGACGATGGCACGCACGGCGGGAATGGCGTTGACCTGATCAAGTTCATCCGGCGCATGGGGCTTGTACTCGGCGAGGACGTGCTGATCTGCGACCAATACATGAACGGCTTGGGTTTTCCTGATTCTTACATGGTGGACGTTTACAACGGACTTGACGTGCTGACGAACGTGGCAATGGGCGAGGGCTTTGGAATACCAATCCTCGAAGCGCAAGCCTGCGGAACACCGGTGATCGTGGGTGACTGGACTTCCATGAGCGAACTGTGCTTTGCTGGATGGAAGGTGGATAAGGCAGAAGCAATGCCGGTCTACCATGACTTTTTTGACGCGTTCCAGTGGCAGGCAACCGCCGGCGCGATAGCCGACCGCATGGAGCAGGCTTATGCCGCGAGGGGTGACTACGACTTGCGCAATAAGGCACGCAGAGGCGCGCTGCCCTACGATGCGGATGACGTGACGCGGCAATACTGGAAGCCGGTCATCAAAGAGATGCAGGAAATGATTGAGGGGCTGAAGTGATAGTCTCTATCATTACTCCCTTCCACAATTGTCCTGAGTTATTGCCGGATTACGAAAAGGCAGTACAAGGCGCACAGGTTATTGCGATCGACAATGCCAGCGATCCTGACACCGCATCGAAGCTGGAAGCGATGGTAAGCAGGTTGGGCAACGGATCTGTTTATGTCCGCAACAATGAAAATGTCAAGTTCGGCAAGGCAAACAATCAAGGGCTTGCGCTTGCGGACGGCGAGATTGTCGTCTTTATGAACTCGGACATCAAAGCAACGGGTAACTGGCTGGATAGAGTACAGAACGCGAAAAAAGGCGCGTTTTACTCGCCTACAAGCGGAGTACGGACGGTTGACGATCAGGTGTTGCGCTATCTTGAGGGCTGGTGCATATTCGGGCATAAGAGCGACTTTGAGATGATAGGCGGCTGGAATGAGACTGACTTTCCAGGTATCTACTGGGAAGATAACGAACTCTGCTATCGCGCCGAAAAAGCCGGACTGCTATTGAAACAAGCCATCTTGCCGCTTCAGCATCTTTCCAACTACACCTCACGCCGGACAAAGGGCGCGTACGGCTTCAGCGAAGCCAATCACGCGGTGTTTGAGCGGATTGTCAGGGAAGGAAAGAATGGATAGATTGACAATCATTACGCCCTGCTCACGTCCTCAAAACTTACCGGCAATGGCTGAAAGTATCAAGCCTGGTCGAAGCCTGTTTGATGTGATATGGATGATTGTGTTTGATAACCGCGAATGTCTGGAATCTAAGGTTGGCAACTACCAGCGCAATTGTGCGCTCGATGCCGTCTCAGATGGCTGGATTTATTTCCTGGATGACGACACAGTTCTTCACCCCGATTTCTTTTCTGAATTAGCGAAGGTAAAAAGCAAGGCAGTCGCCTTTGAACAGGACTTGGAAACTTGGGTCCGGAAGGTCGCGCCGTCTGAAATGAGGTGTTGTCACGTTGACATGGGGCAGGTTGCGATCAAGCGTGAAGTGATTGGCGACATTCGTTTTACGCTTAACATTTACGAAGCGGACGGAATCTTTATTCAATCCGTTTATGAGAACAACCCTGGCGTGTGGTCATTCATAAACGAGCCATTATGTTATTACAACAAACTGAGGTAAATGTGTATCAAATTGATGGATGTCCCGTACCGGTTTATCAGGATGAAGGCGAACTTAAAAAGCTCATTGAGTTGGTAAAAGAACTCAAGCCTAAACGTATATTAGAGATTGGTTCGCTTCACGGCGGAACGCTGTGGTACTGGATGAACGCCGTAAAAGGAGCAAACATCGTGTCGGTTGATTCTGGCGTCCAGCACTTTGACTCGCGCTTTGCCGAAATTGAGCATGACCGCATCAATTTGTGGCCTGAATGGGAAAAGGAAACGGGATGCACGATTACCCAGATTCGGGCTGACAGCACTTCTGCTGAAACCGTAAAAGTCGTAAAAGAGCATGCGCCGTTCGACTTTATTTTTATTGACGGCGGGCATGACTTTGCCACCGCAATGGCAGACTGGCAGAATTATTGGCCGATGTTGAGAGCAGGCGGGCTGCTTGCCCTCCACGACATAGCTTATCCAGACGGCAATCCTTATGCTTACGCTGTCGGGATGGTATGGCGCACAGTCAGAAATAACGGCAAGTGGCAGGAAATCATCCGCGAACATAACCCAGAGGGCATTTGGGGTATTGGCGCGATGTGGAAGGAATAAACTAATGGCACGAACAGGAATGCAGACACTAATTGACACGGTAAGGGGCTATGCCAATGCCGCGCCGGATGAATGGGAAGTCTCAACCGACACCAGCCTGGTTGAGTATTGGAGCGATGAAGAAATCGAGCGCGTGCTGGATAGGCATAAGACCGAATATATCCATGAGCAGATGAATGCCTACCCGACTTATTCCGGTGGATCTATCGTTTACCTGCAATATCATACGGGCGTTAGAAACATCGAATCTGGCACGGCGGTCTTCAAGATCGAAGACGTTGATGGTACTGTGAGCGGATACACGATGGACTATGCGCGCGGCGTGGCAACTTTCGCAACCGACCAAAACGGGAAGGCGTTCTATTGGAGCGGCTTCGCTTATGATCTCGATGCGGCTGCGGCTGACATCTGGCGCATGAAAGCAGCGCACGCTACCGAATTGGTGGACTTCTCAACCGATGGGCATTCTGTCAAGCGGTCACAGCAGGCGCAACAATACCTATCAATGGCAAATTACTTCCAGCAACGGAGCT